GCTAATTCAGCTTGCGAGTCGTGAGTAACTTAGTAGTCCTCGCGATTGCCTCCGTATCACCCCAACTGCGATACTTATCAGCGAAATGCTGAGTCACCTTATTAATAAACGCTGGATCTTCTCTCGTAAACTGTTCGACGATAGGAGTAACTTTAGATGCCCACCAATTAGCGTGATCCGCTTGAGGCATACCGCGACCAGTGCGGTTTAACTGCGTCATATAAGCATCAACAGCATCAGGTACGTGGCCCATCTCCTGAGCCATTACCTTAGCTGGTTCGACATCACTACCCGCACGAGCGAGTTCCATCTTCGTAGGACTGACTACGGGATTAATGGCCTCCGTCATCGTTTGAGAGGTCGGCCCCGCAGTAGGAGGTTGTATCTTTGTCCCTCCTAAATATCCACGCCTTCTAGCAGCTAATCCACCGAGAATAGTACCAACTAATCCCGTCGCACCTACTCTAGTTACGTCCGTCGATCCGTCATCTTTTGTATAGAAGTCTTTAACACTTCCAACTGCATCTGCGACAACGGAAGGGTCATCCTTATATGCCCTAACTCCTTGATCAACTGCTGCTGGGAGTGCAATGTTTGCTCCCACTCGTGTTGCAATCTCTGCCTTTGAGGCTCCTCCGGGAATAAAGGTAACTGGTGTGGCTGCTTCCACGACATTTGTTGCGACCTTCCCTGCTGTCTTACCCGCAACTTTACCGACGCCAGTACTAATAGCACCCAACACACCACGAGCAGGCATCGGAGCCGCACCACCTGCGATGTTTAATAAGTTATCCGCTTGTGTCTTCTCACCGGGAAGACGATCATCACCTAATATCTCATTAGTTCTCTGTCCCCACTTACGTCCGAATGCAATAGCTGGACGATAGAATGGCGTTGTCTCCTCGTAGTATTTCTTCGAGTGTTTCTGTATCTCCTCGAAACGTTTATTAATCTCTTCTGGTGATGCATTAGGTCTAGCTGCTTTAACTTTATCGAGTACCTCTTTATTATACTGATCTAACTTCTCTCTCCCGCCATTAGGATCGACCATATAGTCTTGGAAGTTAGGCTTGCCGACAGGATTACCCTCAGTATCAGTGGGACCACCCTTCCGATCCCATAGATAACCACTCCCCGCTTGTATTAATCCTGCAAGAGTGGCGAACGATCCAGGAGTTTCAGCTAAGCCGATACCAAGTTGCCGTCCAACCCATGGCAGCGTACTATCATCAGGCCCCGTAGCCTCTCCTGTATCCTTACCATCTTTATAGATGATAGTTTTAGCCATTAGTCGTATCCATCACCGGGGACAGTAGGATTAGGAACGACAACGGGTGCTGGAGCAAGTTCGGGATACGAAGACGCAGGCATGTTAGCGTGTTCTTTAGGTACTAGCTTAGTAATACCATAGCGGGTTCTCAACACGTACTTATTACGATCGAAGTTACCAGATGTATCCAAGATGCCCTTCGTTATACCTTCCTGCTCACCCATAGAACCTTCGGGCCAATCAACATCCTTCGCTCTCTGTCCCGCCGCAGCAGCACGAGCCTTAGCAGCTATCTTCGCACGCTCATTCATTTGGTTCTGTTGAAACTGGACAAGCCTCTCACGACTACCACGATTTGCACTACCCTCTTTCTCACGAGACTTTTGATCGCTCTCATGAATGAGCATTCTATTCTTTAATTCCTTCATTAGCTGCTCACCTTTAGCAGCATCTTGAGCATACATCTCTGCCCACGAGTACGGATCACGCTGCGGACCCATAGCCTTAACGAGTGCAAGAGGATCGAATGAACTATCGCCAGCCATTGTTGGCTCCCTTAAAACGATCCAAAGGACTCACGAGTACGGTCCTTCATTGTGTCCCATAGATTGCCGCCAGTATCACCAAACTGTCCTTGTTGCTGCATATAGGGTGCTGCATTCTTCATAAATCCCTGACCTGCTGCACCGATAGCACCAGCGAGATTAGCAGCACCATAATTAACAGGTTGATACGGCAACCGTCCTCCCTCCATCATCGCAGCCTTAAGTCCACCACTCAGATCACGATTAGCAGCCTGCGATAGTCCACCAGTATCAATACCAACAGGAGAGAAACTAGCTTCGGGATTAGCACTAGCTCTAGTGGCGAATAGATTATACAGGTTCGCTTGCATCTTATCTTCTTGGTCTTGTAGTTGTGGAGCTAGAGACATAGCCTGTGTTCTAGCCGCACCACCGATATTACCCAACTCCTTACCGCGTTGTCTCGCAATCTCCGACAATATTCCCGATGGATTAGTACCAGTACGAAGTGCTTGTCTCGACGCAATCTTCGCAGTGTCATCGAACGCTCTATTAGTACCTGTAGCCTGTGCCCCAGTAATTAGCCGCTCAATTTCCCCCGCAGTTGGAGCACTCCTTGTCTTCATCTCATCGAAGAGAGCATTACCGTAGTCAGCTTCTTTAGCCTGTCGCGCTAGGTTTAAGTCCATATGGCGACGCTTCTTGGCAAGATCGCCAAACTGCGCCATACGTTCGCTATCTTCTCTCGCTGCTAGAGCCTTCTGTGCAGGAGCGAGTTCTTGTACCCAACCTACACCCGGTACAAACTTAGTAGTATTCCCCTTTGCATCAGTCTGTCCGAGATCTTGTTTCGCCTCGATCCGGCTCGCTTCTATTTGTGCTTGAAACTTCTCGCGCTCACGAGCGTAGTAGTTCATGAGCGCAATAGACCAATTAGTATTGGCCGTATACTTCTGTGCATCAGCGGCGATAGATGCACCGACGATGCTACCAACAGCACCAAATGCGCCGCCCATCATTTCCATCCTTGCGTTCCTTTATACGTATAAGGAATTAGAACGCTCCGACGCTTCCTGCGGTACGTCGCTTCTCTTCTTCACTAATGGCATCCTGTAGTGCCGATCCCCCCGGATTAATCGCCCCTTGAGCCTTACCACCTTTAGCGATGAATGCTTCAGGATCGAAGAACTCAGTGCTACCGAATGCGTTACGCAACTTGCCCTCTAGTCCACCAGTGAAGGCACTAGCACCCGACTTAATCTTACCAGACCATGCAGTAGGATCGTAAGTGTCACCGAAGTCCCAATTCGTAATGCCACTGCGAGCCTGTTTATCGATATCCTTAAGTGACTGCCGCCCTGTCTCAAGGACACCAAGACCGAGTTCATTACCTCTGGCTACCGCTCCCGCACGTTGGTTCCTGAGTGCAGTTGATGCGGTATTGAAGCCGACATCATTCAAGGTACCACGAGCCTTAGCACGATTAAGGTAGTCCTCAGCTTCTGAGTACTGTCCACCAACAATGCTTTCGATAAGTGCATCGTCAGCAGTATCGGGAATGTATGTGGACTCAAAACCTTGAGGTACTTCGCTCTCATAACCGCGTGTTAGCTGACTACGTTCTGCGGTACGTTCTCCTGCGAGTGTATTCTCCCACAAGTCTGAGCCGAAGTATTGCCCCGGATTAGCATCCAATTCAGGCACCATTCCTCTAGCGCGATCTAGTGCAGTCTTATAAGCACCCATGATACCGTATGTATCATCAATGCCCATATTAGCTAGCTGACCTCTTCCGTAGTTCTCAGCAGTAGCATATGCACCACCGAGTTTACCCTGGAATGCAGTCTTATCACTCGCTAGCTGCTCAGCCTTTTTAGCATCCGCTCGCTCTTGTGCTTCTTGTGCGATACGTGCTCGATGATCTTCTAATTCCATCGCCGCTTTATTCTGTGCAGCATAGTCAACTTGCGGAGGCGGTGCAGGACTTCCACCACCACTTCCTGCTTCTAGAACACGGTTATCGTCACCGCTATCACTATTATCACGATGAGTAGGACGGTTACGAGTATTCTCGTATTCGTCTCCGATATGTTTGGCTTCTTCATCAGTGCTACGACGCTTTACCTGATCGATCATCCATGCTGGGAGCATTTGTAACATCCTTTACAAAGTATGTGCCCGCCTCTCTGAAGCCGAGCTTTTGTGACATCTTCCCGAATAGACGCACTTGCTTGTCACTCTGCTTATCGCGTACTAGAGCCACGATAAACCGTACACATCCTCTCAACGCTCCCCATTGTAGGAACTGTTTGAGTAGTAGAAAGGCCACTGGACTTCCACGATACTGTTTATCGACATACCATGCGTTGGATATGGCGAACTTGTCAGTAGATATGAAGAACGTACTAATCGACCCAATAAAGAAACCAACGGGTATCCCGTCACGATATGCGGCCCACCCATTGTAGTTAAGCCGTTCGGGATCAGCGAGCTTATAATCTGCATGACTCAGTACCGCCTTCATATCAAAGTGCAAATCGGTGTGTATCTCTTGATGTGCTTTTCTAAATAGCGGCTCAAGTGTGTAGAGATCATCGTGTGTTAGCATCTCACGAATGTCGTACCAACTACCTGCTGCCTTAAGTCTTTCGAGGCGGCGCTGTTTATGTGTGACTGTACTACTTTCGAGTTGCACCTGTAGCCTCCAGTGTTTCAATACGTCCCATTGCCTCTTGTAATGCGCTAGTTAGTGCAGCAATAACTGTCCATTCATTAGGACACTGTATCTCACCCTGAATATCCTTATAGCCATTAGCGGCAGTCTCAATTAACGTAGCCTGTAGTTCGTGTGCGATAAATCCCCAATGTTCTTTATCACTAGCTGCGATGAATGGAGTAACCTCTCCACCCTTAGCGAGTGCCTTACGGTTCGCTTCTTCCCAAGGAGGTGTCCAATCTGATTGCTTAAAGCTGATCGGACGAAGTTGCTTAACAATATCCCACTTCGACGGCAGGTCTACAACATCAGTCTTGATACGATAATCCGAGTACATCTGGATGAAGCCCATCGTCGTATCATCGATGTGGCATCGTACCGCTCCAGCGTAGTCGAAGTTAAAGTGATTACCTCCTTCATTACGATTAACGCCATCACGAGTCTTATATCCAAGTGCGTGCATCGTGCTATTCATACGCACTTCGGTACTATGGATTTCCAATTTATGAGAGGCATCAACTAGTAGCCTCGCACAGTAATCCTCACCATGTCCCGGATGCCGTAGATCGATGAAGTACGGACCTTCGATGGAGCCTACAGTTATTGCGCCGCTAGTATTAATAGTTCCTGCACTATTAGCATATCCCGCACTATCCGCATAGCCCGCGCTAGTAGCCTTACCATTTAGCGCACCATTAAAGCTCTGTGCATGAACAGGTCCGCTAAAGTGTGCAGAGTTATCGTGATAGTACATAGTAAAGCGAACAGCACCAGCACTCTCATCTGTTATTCTAAAGTGCCCATCATACCAGCAGCCATTAGACCACGCACGTACACCTGACACCGTATGCATCAGTCGAGCATTATGCCCATTTGGTACAGTGTGCCTAATTCCATCACTCCATGTACATGTGATGGCATCAGACTTAAACTCCGATCCAGTAGCCGAACCTAGAGCAGACACAGAAGCAGTGAGCGCACCACAAATAATCGAATTACCCTCAGTAGTGATAGCGCCACACTTCAGTTGTCCTCCACGCAGATTGAAGTTTATTCCATCATAGTAGAGATACGTCCCACCACCATTACCGCCCTGACCGAAATAATAGACACCTGTAGTTAGCGCGTTGGCACGATAAGCATAGACATCACCAGCAGACGCTAGACCATTAAGGAATGATGCCCCATAAACATGAAGACCAGCTAGATACGATATTCCATTTTGACGATTAATGCTGAAAGAGGCACCAAGACTATTGCCCGCATCATCGTAACGACTGATATTAAAGTTCGACCCCGCACTACCGCCCGTCTCACTTGCGGTGTCACCTATCTCTACAGTCCAACGGGGAAGACCACTACGATAGCCTCCGAGTACGGCATTCTGTCCGCTACTAGTTTTATCGAGAATGAGAGCCGGACTAGCTTTAGCAATAATCAAGTTGCCGGTCATTGTGTCGCCGGTATCGTTGACCTTATTATCACTCCCTCTATCGGCGTATTGCTTAGTCACTGCTCCTAGTACATGTACTGGATCTTCTGAGAGGATTAAGCGTCCGGTCATCGTACTACCGGACTTTGCTACCTTCTCATTATCGAGTTCGTTCAATGCATCTTGAACAGTAGTCGAGGATAGATCACCTGCGGGAGTAGTAGGCAATACGTCCGCACTAGTCGCAGCAACAACAATCCAGCTACCTCCATCTACAGCGTCATTAGTACGTCCATAAGTCGCGCCAGTAGTAGGAGGCTCTTCGATGATACCTTGGTCGCCTTTCGGACCTTCTGGACCTACTGGACCGATAAATCCGATCTCTCCTTGTATACCTTGCTCACCCTGAATGCCTTGTGGCCCACGTTCGCCGCTAACCGTAATCAACCAATCCGCATACGTACCCGATCCGCTAATAACATCGACATCTACTACCAACTCCGCTCCACTATAACTAACAACCGATCCCCACATGTACGTATTTACAGGATCGCCACCGTAATTAACGATGATCTTCGATCCTGCACTAAAGATACGCCCCGTCTGTGTCTGAAATGTATGATTACCTAGACCAATAGTGACAGGTGTAATAGACGTACCAGATAGGGAGTGGATAAAGTCTACTGGATGCCAATATGTAGGATGATTAGCTCTATCCGTTGCGAATAGTGTAGGAGCCGGTGCGCTCTTATGAGCAACGTGACACTCGAATGCGAACGCTACATCGATATCAACAACGAGATCACCAATTAAGTAGTCTCGGCTGTTCTTCCATATACCTTTAAGGTTATCTGATCCTGTCATCAGGTATAGGATAGAGTCGATGGTCTTGATATTACGATCATAGTAGACATGCCAACTAGGGAAGTCGAATGCTGGCAATTCTAGATCAAAGTATTCCGTATATTCTCTGACTGCCCCGGTCATCTGTCTCTTCCTGTTATTTTGTAACCGAAGATGAACGCTACAAAGCGGAGAGGCTCAACGGACGCACCTTCGATACGAAGCTTAAAGAGCTTACCACGCGCCTCATAAGGCCATGGTCGCTGTCTGATAGCCATTCGACCAGTACCGAAGTGTTGATCGAGGACACCATACGCACCTTCATCACCACCAACCATATCCATGCTCAGTTGTGGTGTTCTTACTCCTGTAGTCTTATGTTTGTAATAATAATCAACAAACATTTGCGCCTTAAAATGATCTATTCCTTTAGCATCCACATTGATCGTCTTTAGTATCTTAGTGAGGTCGCGCTTATCGAAGTCGGCCCACGGAAACTCGAATGCGAAATTGATCGGTGTTCCTTTGTAGTATTTCCAGTTGAACGGCCATCTAATTCTATCTTGTTCGAACGTGCCAGTAACGTGTGATGTGTGTGCAGCTTCACATGTATACGACTCACCAGTATCGCCGTCTTTGATCTTCTGTCCTACAGTATAAGCGCGACTATTAGCCCACGATGCTTCGTATTGTCCTACGTAGTCAGCATAGATAGGATCGAACCTATTCCCCATTCTCCATATCTTACCCTTCTGACCAGCTAGAAATACTCGACCGTATAGTGAGGTACATCCTGCTCTAAAATCCCACCCTTTATAACGTGACCACGCTTTAATCTTCAGGCTCTTATTATACGTAAGTGCATACGCTGTAGTCTCTGATCGCAGATACGTGAGTGATGCATTAGCTCCACCCCAACTGAGATCATAATCTATAACCTCCGCGGTCATGAAGGAGATCACATTGTTATTCACTACCGTATCGACAATGCACTCGGTATATAACTCAGTGATACTCGGCTTCCCCGGTCGTGGTATTAGACCACTAAATGAAAACTTATCCCCTTCCTCAAATCGATGATTATCCACACGTAATAGCGCCCTATTAGTACCTACTAACTCGCGTAGATAATAGATGGGATTATTCGTCAACTTCACAGGTACGCCATCATGATTAGGAACGAACAGAATATAACGACTATCATGTGTACTATAGACGCTGAAGATATCTCGCTCTAATGTCGCCGCTGTCAACGCACTAATATTCCTCTGCATCATAGGAGCGATGAACTCACTCATCCTACTAGGCAGAATTGAGTTATCGAATTGTGATTTAGCGAACGAGGGTATCCCTATTGGATCAGCCATCACTAAGTCGAAACCTAGAAAGACCATACTCTTATGTGCAACCGATCCATGCCTTGCAACGCTATCAGTAGTCTCAGGACGATGCTTAAGTCCGTCGAAGATACCAAGCTCAACCATCGCAACCGTATCATCGAATGCAACAGCGAGGAAGTTACGGAACTTATTCACTCCTCTAATATAGAGCGACGAGCTATTCGTATTATTTAGCTCCAATGCCGTTCCGTCGTTATCCGCTTCGTCCGCTGGGTTCTGCCATACCCCTCCCGCATCAGTCGCGCTAATATGTACCTTATACGGGTATAATGGATCACCTGCCATGATTAGCCATCGATCAATGGCACACACATAGCGACAGACAGGTACATTAGTGTTGACGAAAGCAGCACCGGGATCACCTAGATAGCTAACATTAGCAGCTCTAGAGAAATCAACAAGTAGCGGCTTATCGATACCATTAACGATGATCAATTGACCTTTGAAGATAGCCGAAGATACATAATCAATAGGACTCGTCCACCCCGCTCCACCTGTTGCTCCTTCTACTGCGACAAATGCCTTCGAATTATCCCATATCCTCGTCACACTCATCGCAGCATTAATCTTTACAATCTCCCCAACAGTATCAACTACTACTAGGTGATCATTATAATAGACGACCTCAAGAATATCTCCCGCTAAGTAGTGAGTATCCTTCGTTACATTCTTTGCCCCTGTATCCTGACTAGTAGCAGTGGCCTTAGACTTCATCACCACTCTAAATTCATCGGCACTAATAACACGAACGCCGAATGTGTAGCCAACGATCTCACTGCTCTTTAATCCGAGCATATTAGTCCAACCAGCATTGAACGTAATATGATCTCCATTAACGAAGCCGTGAGCGGTCCACATACATGTGAACTCGCGTAGGTCTATCGTCCATAGAATAGAGAACGTCACCGGACCTGTCGTTACTGATCCTCTCCGTAGATCAGCGAATAACTCCGTCCCCCATCTAACACTCAGCGTATTATCCACGCCTCTATGAACATTATCTAATACGGGTTGAAACTCAGCAGATAGATTAAGATCGTCATCAACGACGTTTAAGCCGCCTCCAAAGTCACGTACGATAGTTGACTTCGTTGCACTCACGGTGACATCATCCAATCAGTAAACGGACTAGGTGATCCAATACCAATAGGCACTGGACCTCTATTCATAACCTCCCGTAACTGAGCCTCACGTTTAGCAGTAGCCTCTTGAAACTTCTTAATACTATTCGGTGCATCCTCATCATCAGCGAGGTAATTAAAACACGTCGCATTAGTAAGTAAATCATCATCTAGCTTCACTTCATCATTAGGATGAAATGGCTCAGGCTTCATACGATACCCAACAGTCACCGTCCCTGTCAGTGTATAAGGAACGACTCTAAATATCGTCGCATCAGGAAACGACATGTAGTGTTTTCTAAACGATGTCCCCGGACCAACTGTCGATGGATTGATCGCGGGAGGCATTACCGTCAGAGGATGAGTATCCTTCTCATGCCAGACATATCTAATATCATCAAACCGTTTAATCTTCTTAGTCAGATCCTCTGTAACCGCTCCAGTCGTACCATTAAGCGGGAATGTTTCTATTGCATAATAAGCTGGCCACCAATAATGATCGAAGAATATATTAAACTGCCGCTGTAGAATAGCAGCAAGCACATCCTCACTATATTGCTGAACGGAGACACCGACTTCCTGTCGTAATTCGACAAGGCATTTATTAATGAGATCGCTAAACGTAGTCATCCACTACCTCCGAGATAGTGGGGACTCCTTATACGTATAAAGAGCCCCCGCTAAGATTACCCAGCGTAGTGAGCAATACCGTACAACTCGCCGCTCATGTCAGCAAGACCAATGATGGAGAACGTCTTAATACCATTGGATGCTGAGGCAAAGTCCACAGAGCCACGAGGATCACTCGACCCCGCAGTTTGTGCAACAGACTTAGACGCACCAGCAACGAACGTACCCGCAGTTGCCGCTACACCATCCTCAAGCCACGTCTGCACTCCGATGGTACGATACGGAATACCGAGAACATCCGTAAAGCCGATGTTAACAGTAGTCGCCGCACCGTTAGGAGCAGTCCACGTAAGCTGATCGAGACTACGGTAAATCTTAAGCGTATTCACCGGAGTCGCACCATTAAGTGTAAGTGTCTCGCGAATAGGCTGACCCATATAATCACGGCCTTGGATCGTGACCACATTTGCAGCCGTAGCGAGCGATACGAACGACAGTTGCCGTCCATAAGGACCAAGCTTCGAACGATAATCAGCAACGAAGACATTGCTACTACCAGCGACAGCCCAATTGCCACCAGCAAGAATACCAGTCGCACTGAGAGCAGCTACAGCACCGTAGTCTGCGCGAAACTCTCCAGTGCTGTAGTCAACATCCGCACTGAAGGTAGCACCCGGAACGTACATACTGACTTGCTGGTTCCAAGTGTCAAAGTGAGTTGCTTGAGGCTGAACAGTCATCCTTATTCTCCCTTCTTCTTGAGCGGACGATGCTGAACACCAACCACGTCACTAGTCTCAAGATCGACTAGCTCTACATGTTCGGGATCACCAACGAGACGCTCAAGTTCTGCACGAGTCCTAACACGAATAGAATGGCCTTTAGGGAATTTGAGTAGATACGATGACGGTTCATCAATCACCGAATACTCAAACGTCTTCTTCTCCTTGTTATAAGTAGCGATACGCCGCTTATAACTTCCACCGTCTTCGACTATAAACTTCGGGACGGGTTTATCGATCTTAAGATTTACTGACTGAGGTGCCATTGCCATTTTGATTACTCGTTAATTAGGACAGCGTGTGTACGATACGCTTTCCAGAGGCAGAATTGACCCTGCCAAATAGTCCTGCTCCCGTGTGCATCCACGTTCCACGGTGCGGTAAGTTCTTTCACCTTCATATTCACATGTTTAAGAACGTGAAGGCGTAGATACTTCGAGTTGATGAAATAGATCTTGTTCACAGGACAATCTTCATCATAGAGCATCGGAACGCCCTGATGAGAGACGCCTTTGAAACCAAGGTCCATCATCTTCTTACCGCTATTCGACTCACCGAGCTGAATAGTAACCTTATCTCGGACGGCTGCACGATAAATACGATACAAATTCCGCCCGGTGAGCATGATGTCTGGCTTCTCACCTTTAACAGTGAGGTCCATCAGCACGTCATCTAGTGCTTCCTCAATGTTAGTGCTATCAATCCCACCAACGTTGAAGTCATAGCTAGAAGTGCGCCATTGTGGTTCGGCAGCACGACTAAGACCACCGAGAGAGCCGGTAGTAGGATCATCAGGAATAAGCGAAGCCAATCCAAGAGGATCAGTCCCGCCACCTGCCGCGTACAGATATGCACTAAACTGCTCCTTAATTGACTCTTCCAAGACTTCCATCTTGGCTTTCATCAATTTAAAGATTTGCGCTCGTCCTTTATTCTCATCCTCTTCCTGCTCGCTGATAATAACCGTACCAGCGAAACGTGACCAACCATAACGAACAGTCGTAAACTCATTCGTCTGGTTGACGGGGAGTTGCTGGTAGTACTCATAAGTACCCACGTTCGGGTTACGACCAACAGTGAGTGGATTAGTGATTTCCCAACCGCCATCTTCATATTCGACGCGGTTAGTAGCCATCGCCCAAGCCACAAAGGCATTGGATTTAACAGCAGCCATAATCAACTTCCCACGAGACTTCGTGAGAGTTGAATGAAGTACCGTTGAGAGTGTGCTCATTTAACCCTGATATCCCGCTTCTTGAAGTGCTTCATCAATGATCGAAGCATACGATCTATCAGGTGAAGCAACTTCGGTTTTCCGCTCTGTCATCTGACCGTTACTCGGTGCTCGACCGTTAACGATTGGACGACGACGAGATGCCTGTTGCCTCGGCTGACCTCCACGCTGCATAATTGCTGCAAGCTGTGGGCCTAGTGGACTATCAAAATTAAGTCCATTCCGAAGCGCGAACTCTCGTACTCTATAGTAGGCTTCAGTCTCGTTGATGCCTTGGGTACGCATTAAGTTCGCAATAGCATCCTGATGCGGATCAGCGTCAGGGTATTTTGTCAGGAACGTATTATAACGCTCCATGACGGTGCTGTTGAGTTTCTGTTCTTGTTCTCTCGCCTTAAATTCTCTATCGAGAGGACCAAGACGCTCATCCAGCATCTTCTTAATGGCATCGGTTTGAACACTACCCATGTTCGAACCGAGTAACTTATTAAGGTCTACACCTTTAGCTTGAGCTTCAGCTAGTACGATTTGTACTAGTTGACCGGGATTATTCTTGAAAAGCGCCATCATGTCAAGGGCCGCAGCGGTTTCATCCGCATTGAGTCCTAGACTTTGTGGTGCCCCGTTAAGGTATTTCGCCTCTGCTATTGCAACGCGCGCAGCATTTAATTCCTTCTCTTTAGCGTCAAGTAGTCCCTTATATCGTCTATTCTGTTCATCTAGTCTTCGTCCTCGCCCTGCTGGTGCGATGATATTACCACGGGCGTCGATGACATTTCCTTGTTGATCGTATCTGACTTGAGCTTCGTCTTTCTCTCTTTGTTTAGCTGGGTCAGAAATATCTTGTACATCTCCGCGTTGACCCAAATCACGTCTGGTGGGCTCTTCATCAGCTTCTACACCATCGAACTCATCACTCGGTCCTGCACCTGTATCTTCTGCAAGTCCCGGTACGGTATCAAGTACATCATCCTCAACTTCATTGTTGAGGGACTCCCTGCGGGGTGCCATTCTGTAATCCTCTCGGGTCTACGGGGGATGTCTTTATCTTCGGAGTAGCATGTTGGTTGCTAATCTCCGTAGCTCTATTCTGCTTAGATTGTTGTACCCTCATCATTATCTCTTCCATCGCCTGTCTGATGGGTACGCCCTTAGCAGTAGCATCTCCGACAGCCTTCTTCGCTTGTGGAGGTAGTTGATTAAACATCTGCTCCATCTCAGCAACTTCATCACTCACTTGAGGCTGCTGTTGCTCAGGTGGAGGTGGTTCTGGTTCGGGAGCGAGTTGTTTCTCAATCGAGGCACGTATCATTGCCCAATCTTCTTGCGTAACTACAATTTCATCAAAGGCACGTTCAAATACACGCATCATTACAAGCATCGCAGCAGGGACGGCCTTACCGAATTGTCCGAGAACTTGGCCGACTTGCATAGCCTCTTCTTTCTTCGCTCGGGCGGTTGGTTTTAATGCACTACCTCCCACACAACGAAGAGTAAACAACTGATGAAACTCGTAAGGAGACATAGGCATGGCTTGTGACCACATCTCTGCACACTTAGGATCGGTCAACGCACCAACCATCTCAGCGGGCATCTTACTTACACATAGCTCAAGCAGCATCCCACCGATGTTACCAATGAACTCCTCGATCTGATCGATCTTCTCATCAAGTCGCGTCTGTGTCTGACTCTCATAAGACTCGATGGCCTTATTAGTCGTGTTCGTCTTATATTCCACACCACGCATCACGTTCGTTACGGAGCAGACGCGATCAATGGCCTGTAGGTAAGGTTGAGGATCGAATAGCTGCATAAACTGTGTGCTAGGGGGAGGTACAGAGAATAGTAGCTCACCGATCTTCTTCCCCTCTGGTACCTTTACGCCAATAGCACCACCCTTCTCAGTACCATTAACGAATGCATTTATAATCGCTGGATCTTTAATCGCCTCTATATCATAGAAGAGGTTCTTCCGTGCCCATGCGATAGCTCTACGACGCTCAGAGGCGATCTCGTTAATTGCATCCTGTTGATCTAGGTAATACATCACTTCCGAACGAGCGTAATCACCCTCGGGATCGGTATAAAACTCCAGACATCCAACGGGGAAGAAGTTTGTGAGGTTATACGGATCGTCCCAAACCCAAATCGGCCACGACCAGTTTTTATCGTGAAACAATAAGAGCCGTCGGGTAATTTTGTCATATACCCGCCACACCTTTGTATACGTTGCTCTGTTATAACTTTCTTCGTCGTCGTAGCCATAACTGTGATAATCCTTGTGCTCATCTAATAGCGAGAAGTTGTTAATCTCCTGATCTAAATCATGTCCTCCACCGGCACCTGCATTAAGTACGTGTGTCGGCTTATATATACTCTCCCATTGATCCTGTTTATCCTCATTCTTCTTAAAATACACAGCCCGTAGTTGATTAGTAGGTACGTAGTCTGCAATCATTAACCAATTACAATCGGTAAGATCATTCATCGTCGTTGAAGGATCGCGTAGCACATCTTTAGGATGTCTAAACTTTGCCCACGGTCCAGCAGGACTAAGAACGTCAATCTTCTCTTCCAATGCCGCGAGACAACCCTCGATCTCCTCGATCTCCTGCATCGTCTTTGCTTTAGCCAGACGTTCCGCTTCACGATTAATCTCTTCAAGTGTTGCCTCGCTACTATCTTCCTTATCCGTATAACCTAATTCGATATACGCCACATTAGTGAGCGTACACATAATCACAGCCTTACGTGCCTTTGGTTTTAGATTAATACCCGGAGCTACCTTCTTCGCAAATAGTGCATTGATTAATCGCTCGACACAGGTGGAGATGATCCCCATCTTTTCGTCTTGTTGGTTACTCGGCGTGACTTCGATGTCAGGATTTTTAGCATAGGTCGCGGGTACGAGGGCTGTAGTATTCGCGAATACAACGTTCTCCGTCTCGATATGGTCGTCAGATATGCCCGTTCCCTTACGCGCCATTCTCGACGTGTTTGGTGAGCCCGAAACGCCACTCTCTGTAACCTGATCGTTATTGTAATACCTGATACATTCTTCCCACGCATCTATAATGCCCTCGTTCTTCAATTTAGATTTCGCCTGATCCCTACGCGATTTCCATAGCTTCCCGAGTTGCTTAGATACAGGTATCTTCGTATCTTCCATCACTCTATAAGACGGAGTGTATGCTTCGGCTTTCTCTTTCGGCTTAATACCACCTTCAACCATGCTTTCGCTGACGGCGGCATAATCTGCTTCTTCAGCCATTTTATATCTCGCTCATCTGTGCTGTTTTATTATTACGATGCCGCCACTTCTTCGCCTTATGATTTTCAAACTCGCCTTCCATCCACGTTAGGAATTTCGGCTGAGCATTGAAGTTAGGATCGAGTCGCGCTAATTCATCCAGATTAGTAAGCATGTACTTCGTAGTATCCATAGCGTGATCGTTCTTGTCATTTGGCTTATCGTCACGCTCTCCTTTATTATCCTTATCCCAATAGTAGCCACCGATCTCATCAATCCACCAATCAAGCTCGCGACTCACATATAAATGAGGAGCACCATAGTTACCAGTAAAGGGATTACGATGAAACTTACCCATAGTAAGATAACTGCCCACCTTGACAATCCCACCGAGTATATCGTTATTACCGCGACGCATAGGGATACCGAGACTAGCAAACTGGCTACCCACTGTTTCGTTAATCCCTCCACTACTACTTCCAAATCGCCTGAAGATATTAGGGTCTGCCCAACAAGATTGATCATGCGGCATTCCCCATCTATGTCTGATTAATTTAATCTTCTCCGCTTGTTCAAGGATGCCCATTTCCTTTTTATAGAACCCATCAACAAGAATAACATTGCCATCATTATCGACAAAACCAAGAATATAGCAAGAAGGAACTGCAATACCAAAATCATAACCATCGATAAGAGGAATAAGATACCCGCGCTCAATGAGATCATCCCAGTGACGAACGATCTCCTTATGCTCAACACTATGGGTAATATCATTGTACTGTGGATATACCAATCCCTCGTATGCTGCCCATTCGCCGAGTAGAAAGCGGTCTTTCATCTGGCCTGTATACGTACTCTCCAGACCTTGAATAACATCCGGCTCTAGTACGTGGGCGTTCTCATATGTACTACCCTCAACGATATCCATTAAAAGGATTGCTTCGTCATTATCATCACGTACAACCTTGCCCTTCCTATCTTTTAAGACTATAAGGTCAGGCATTATAATCTTGGAGGCTTTATACACATGGAACGGATGGACAAGCTTCTTATAGACCCAATTACGAGTGGGGTTACAAGTAAGAATCATCATACGTGGACCACTTTTAGGCATACTAGGATCGTCACCTGTATACGGAGTGCTCCCACGCAATCGACCCATCAGATCAAGAAAGTCCTTGTGGACTATTTCTGGATCTTCAATCTGATCGACCACAATCCAGTCGTAAGTCGCGCTAAGTAGGTTACTAGTCGCAGCTTCATCACCACTACGAGACTGCTGTTGTACGTATCTGAAGTTAATGGTCGTCCCATTCTTCAGCGTACACATATTGCTGGAGTTCTGTCCTAATGGGAAGTTCTTGATCCACTGCTTAGGACACCACTTTATAAATTCCTTACGTAGAGTATCGTTAAGTTTAGGGTAAGTAGCGCGAGCCATAAGACCGTTAGAGCCTGGATAATCTCTTGCGAACTTAAGCGCCTCGATGCACGCTGTTGCTGTTTTTCCATTAGCAAATCCTCCACCAAGAACACGTATCTTCGCTCTCGATTTAAAGAACCGATCATTCAATCCGTCCTCTTTGACTATGTAATTAGTCATACTCTGTAATCTCTACCTTCATTCCACGCGGAACGCTTATACGTATAACGGCTTCTGTCTTAGTGAGTGACTTCGTTAATGCATCAAGGAATACCTCGTGATAATCTGCTATGATGGTACCAATATTCACCCCACCTGACCACTTTGGTATTACATGCTTATCACCATTGATGATCTCTCGCGCAGTATAAGGATCATCGACCTTATCATTAAAGAATGCCGCTAAATTATACCCCTTCCTAAACCATCCCTCCCGCATACCACGATCCATAATCATCGCCGCTATCTTTGGATCGAGTGCGTTCTCTGGAAACTCGACTAGAGACTTCGCACCGCTTAACTTAAGCTTCTGTTCTGCGTATAGATAATTATCATACCACGTCAACTGTACATCACCACGGCCATAGTAGCATTGTCCTGTATCTGGATGTGGCTGACCGTACTCTTTACCTTTACCCTTCTCATATTCCTCAATAGGCAACATCGTAGATGCAGTCTCATGCTTCGTAGTTGCAAGCATATACGCCTGATAACGTAAGTCGCTAAGATCAGTAGTCTCGAAGAAGTCGAGGAGATAGTTCTGCCCATCTACCTGCTCTTGTGCAAGCGATCCGAACATCGGCCTAACTGTATCGAAGTATATCTTGCGATCGAACTTCATGGCTTCCTCATCGGAGCTATATGTAATTCTCTCGTCATCACATCTACGATACGTTTAATGCTATCTTCGTTCTTATCGATATCCTGTTGCAGTTTGGCGATGTTCAACTTCATCTCATCCATTCTCGATACCGTATACGCCGCTCCTCGTGTCTCCATAGTATACACACGAGTCTCCAACTTAACCATGTACGCTAGTACACTCGCCCCTGCTGCACCAATTGCTACAAACTGTGCAATGAGGAAGTATACAAGCGTACTATTCTCTTTAATCCATAACCTCGTCTCGGTCATGCTTTTATCGCAAATCCAAACACGCCCCAACCGAGAAGGAATAGCAATGCGAACAGCATCCAATCCCATCCCCAACTATAAGGAGCGAACGATGGCTGCATCCTCAGAAATCCAAACACGAGGACTAAGAGCATCAGTACCCAGAAGATAGTTCCAATGTACACAGTCGCCTCCTATGAAGCAGTACGTACCTCAGTTGGCTCAGGTTTCTTCTCAACGAGTTCTACTCGCCCATTCGCTACGTTCTCGATTACTGTGAGTGCTTCTCGGATAAGCTCCCACTCCGCACCTGTAGTTGGGATCATCTGATGTGCGCGTGAGATATACTGAACGAGTGCAATAGCCTGATTACGGTTCATTTCTTGTCCTTTGGCATTTTAATCATTGCTGAGTTTGGTAATGTAGTCTTCGATGGCAGCATTCCATCAGGAACGCCGCTGATCGATAGCCTTAGAAACTCTTCAAGATTAGATAGCTTTACATAAGCCGCTCTGAGTTCCTGTTTACTAAGTGCCCTTTCCTTTGTATTATCATTAGTATAAGTCTCACCAAAGAATACACGAACAAGCGGATCAGGTGACTCCAGCTTCGGTATTTCGCTTATATTCTCTTCAATAACAATATCACATTCAAACCGATACGGTAGTGTTGCCATCTATCTTCTCCAGACGTTTCATGACTTCCTGTAATACCTCAACGACAGCAGCAAGGACAGGCCACGCATCAGGAGACTGAATAACTCGTGGTGCATCCTTATATCCCGTTGCAGCACTCTCTACTAATGTACTCTGTAGCTCGTGAGCAAGGAAACCCCATCTCTCCTCGTCATCATCTGCAATCAAAGGCTCAAGCAGATTATGGCCCATTGGAGAGTACTCACGCCGCGTGTAGCTAATCGGACGTAATGCCTTAATCTTATCCCACATACGTTCTAATGGTTGGATATTCTTCTTAATTCGATAGTCTGATGATGTTGTGATATAACCTGCGAATGTATTATCCACCCACAACCGCATCAAACCAGTCCAATCCATGTTGAATGTATTACCTCCATAATTGGTACCGGGATTACCGTCTCTGCATCTATAACCACCACCGCCGAATGTCGTTGAATAAAAGCCCGCACGAATGTCCCCACTAGACTCTAGATACGGCGTCTGAAGACCATGTAGATACTCAACTCGTCCTAAGTCACCCCTCCACCGAAACCAAGTGGTGTCGTAATACATAAAGATGTAGCCGTTATCAGCATGTACGCTGGCGGATGCATGAAGCTCATTGAACGTCATATCATCGCCAGTACGCGCTATCCATTTACCTTGTGAATACAGATTACCGTGTGGGAAGTAGTAATAATAACCATCCTGCCACGAGATATAATGACCACCAGATGATAGATAAAGAATATTACCATGTGCAGATACATTTCCATTAGAAACGACAGTACTTGCCGTCAATGTACCACCAACAGTAGTAGTTGACAAATTAACTGCACAGCTTCCAGCGTTAAAGTACATCGGAAACAAGCCCTTCCAACCACCATCTGGATCACCTGCATTTGTCACTAGCCAATGGAAATTACCATCATCGAAATACTGTATAACACTATAACTACTCGCACGACAGCGAAGGAACTCCCCTACAAAAGTTGTCTGTACCTGACTTAGTGTTAACCTACCAGTAAGGGTATGCTGATTATTAGCCAATAGAGCCAATCTACGTGCTGGTTCTCCTGCACCTGTAGCAAATACTAAATTCCCAGCTTCGGCAAACATCATTGCATTATTAGCACCATCCTTAAGTGCATAACCACCGCCCCAGCTACCCGAAACAGTCATTGCACAAGTAGCTAGTGCATTACCATTACCAGTCGCCGTAATCTTACCATTCACCTGTGCTAGATTGCCGCTTTTTAACTGAAGTATTGCTGCTCCATCACCAACAAGATTAAGTGAACTACTCGTAACCGTGATACCATACGCGGTACCCCAAACTGCAATGTGTCTACTGAGATTAGTCGGAACGTCGCCGGGAGCAATGTCTGATCCAAATGAAAGACCACCAGACAGCGCACCACCAGTTAGTGGTAGGTACGCTCCACCTACTGATACCTTACTATCTACATATTGTTTAGTTGCTATACCTAATGCAACAGTTGGATCTGCGCCAACAGTAACCTTAGTGCCCGTTAGTTGCAGAGTGTCAGTGCTGACCTCGTACATTATACGCGCTTTGGAGTCGATTGTGCCAGTAGAGAAATCGATGATCGATCCAGTTGACCCAACTAATTTAATTTGCGCGTATCCCGCTGCATAACCAAGCCGAATGCCATCGGTTGTTAGAGCGCCAGTGACACCTCCTGCGACGGTTAAACCGCCAGTCATCGTATCACCGGCTTTTAGTACTCTCAGTGCATCTTGTGTATCCACATATCCTTGAGACGCACCACCACTCTGCACTACCCACTGTGTATTGAAGTCAGCATTACTTATCTTCGCTAATACCTGATTAGTCGTACCACCGGGAGGAACACCGGGGCCTGCTGGTCCTTGTGGTCCTGCTGGTCCTTGTTCTCCTTGTGGGCCTACTTCACCCTGTTGTCCTTCATACGTAACAACGAAGGACACCACTTGGTTATTACTAAATTCCGCATCACCCTCAATAAACTGCACTGGTACCTGAAACCAATCAGGCATAATCATCGCAGGACCAAGCAGCTTCCACTTCTGATAGTTAAGCGATAAATCCTTATCTTGTATTATAAACGTATCACCAAACTTCATCGTTGTGAATAACGCTACAACGTCGAAGCCGTCTGTAGTCTGCCAATCCATGTATAGTGTTTCCGCACTATTCTGCGGAGTTGAACTATATCTATACTTACCAGCACCCGGATCACTTGCTCCTGTAGACTGTGCATCACACCGATAATCAAATACCGAAGACGACGCACCGGGCTTTACCTCAGCAAATATGTCATCGACATACTGCTTAGTTGCAGCATCCTTCGCATATCTCGGTGTGTTGACGTGCTGTCGGAACATATTACTTAGGTGCGCCTTTCTCTCCGACTAATATGACAGTACGTGCAGCCGCTTCCGCCGTTCCACATACGACTTTAACCATATCCAGACCGCGGATAGGCGGAGAGACGTGATGATAGACGTTCGCACCAACAACCGCACTAAATGGATTACCCGTTACCGCATCTTCCACCGGACGATAACTAAGTCCACCATCTATACTATTAAGTAGCGTGATCGCAGTACTCGTCAACGCACTACAGTCAATCCCGACTAGCGGAGTACCATGCATAAGCACAACACTACTAATCGTCAGTCCATTTGGAATGTTCGCAGGCTTACGAATAATTCGATTAGTCAGATCCTTCGCAACGCCAGCAGCATTAGGATTAGTAGCCATCACTTCCTCCGTTTCATGTCTTTCGCGTGTCTCGTTCGCTCTATCGCTTGCATCTTCTCACTAATTCGCTCTAATCCCTGCCGCCCACCCTCACCCGCGCTAATAGCAGCGGCGATGGCATCTAGTAAATTCACGTTATCCCCACTGCCACCTAATCCACGAACAGTGGTCATCTTATCGAACACTTCATTCTTACGTGCTCGTTGTGTGGTTGATGCTCGCACTGCTGCTGTTGGCATTATAGTTCAACTCCCCCACCACCTGTATAAAAGTCCATTAGTTGCTGCATCTGTTGATCGGTTGGTTGCTGAGGCATCTGTTGAGGCATATTAGAGATAGGAGGCTCAGTCATTGGCATCTGATTATAAGCTTGACCCATTGGACCTGTATTTGGACGCGGGGGCGGACTCACATAATCAGGATCAACTACAGGTGTCTTAGTTTTCCCATACGCATCATCAACCATCTTAGAATGTCTTCTATCTCTATTCTGCGATGTCTGTGTATCATCATATTGCGTAGTCGGTCCCATCTTATCCAGCATAAATCCTGGGTTCGTCATCGCATCGTAATCACTAGGCGACTTCATCGTAGTATAAGGCTGAGGATTAAACAACATATCATTATTAGGTATGCCGCTTTCCATTGTATCTTGCATACGTGATGGATCTTCCATCATCATTTGATCTCGACCAGCCTTCGCGAGTATCTCTTGTATAATCTCTTCATAACTACGTGGCATTTTCATAATCCGCATCTATAGTGACTGACTTCTCAGCATCTCCACGTATATGTACGATCTTTAGCTCGTTCTCATGTCTCACTCTATGTTCTACTACGTCAACAGGACGGAAGCCACCTCTATCGAGTACCTCCTTCGCGGACATGTGCCTAATATCCGGCACCTTAGATCGTAGGCCACTGACGATATGCTGTGCTGCTTCCTTCGCGTTATTAACAAAGATCGCGCGGATATTATCACTCTGAGCCCGCATCACATTCTCAATAACCCCATTCACCATATCATTATAACGTTCTGATTGTTTAATCGCTACAACCTTTTCCATATCCGTATTACATATAAAGGAAATCTCACGATCATTAATACCAAATAGAGTAAGAGCGGTTATAAGTCCGATTGCCTTTGTACTATTATTATCTCCGGGTAAATCATTAAGGTGTCTATTTACTGGTAGTAACCTCTTAATCTCTCCTATTTCCGTTTCTCCAGTCTCATCTTCCACAACACTATCACCTGCTCCATCCACGTCAAGAAGTTGTACGTCTTCAACCTTATCCCGGATAACTTCTCCCGTGCGTTTGTTAATCTTTGTTCCATCTGCTAATACCAATACCTCATCTACTGTCGCATTACATTCCGTCTTGTCCACCACCGCCCCCTTGAGTAAAGAACTGCATCAACTGCATCATTGTTGGGTCCATCATCTGCGGAGTCATCTGCGGAGGGACACCATTATAAGGATGATTAACAACGCTCTCCGCTGGTGCTTGATATCCAGTCGGTAATCCCTGTGAAGATGGAGCATCCGCATACTGTTGGAAGCGATGTGGACTCGGACCAGCTTGTGGAGCAGTACGATAAGGCGGTTGTGGGGGAATGTCGCCTTTCTCTTGTCCCGGTCCAGGTTGAGGATAAACAGGTTGTGCTTGTTGAGGCATAACTTCTTCAGGAGGAATAGGACGATCCGCATCCCTCACTGACTGTGGAGTAGGTCTTACGGAAACAGTACCACGAGATTGCTGTGGTTGCTGTTGCGGTGCTGGTTGCTGTTGCGTCTGGGGCGTACTCCGTCCGCGCATTACTCCCTGATTATCTCTAACAACTGCATCCATCATCCTGCGTTCATACATGGGATCAGATGGATCAGCGGGCTGTCCTGATGGGCTAACCTGAGATGCACGACGCTGATAATACGTCGGATCATTAGCCATATCCCCCTTCATCGCATCCTGTCGAGCTTTAGTGCTTATAACTTTCTCTATTACCTGTTTAGTCGCACCAGCAGTCTTCGGATCTTTCATCGCCTCCTTAATAGTCGGTATACCCTCAACGAGTAAATACTCAAGGGATTTAGGAATACCCGTAGCGCCTGCTCCCTCATTTTTAGCTTCAGGGCGTTGAGTACCGGCCATCGCTCCTGCAACTACTGCACCCGCACCCGCAGCGGCAGTTGGTCCAGCGAGATCACCCTGATTAGGAGGAGGAAGTCGCGGAGGTTGTGCACCACCTTCACGCGCTGTTCCTCTAATCTTCGCACTCATAAGTGCCTGTCTCGCAGGATCATTCTGTGCAGCAAGATTAGGATCATATGGTGCAATACTGGTACCAGTTCGCGGATCAGCAGCACCAGCAGGATCAGTCGCACTTCTTACACGCGGCTCTGGCCTACCAGTTGGTGCGGGTCCGGGATTAGGTCCATCACCATTAAGCCATTTCTCATGTGCCTCATTCCACGCACTAATAGCTGCCCTCTCATCATCAGTAACCGGGGCGTCTTTACGTCCAATCTGTCTCTCTGCATCAGGGACAGTACTTTTAGGCGCACCTTTAGTGGGGACATTTTTATTTGCTGCGGCTCTAGTCTCCGCACTACCTCTCGTTAATCCCGGAGGTACGAAGCCCGCAACTTGTACACCTTTCTCGGCCATCGCTTGTTTAATAGCGTCCTCAAATCCCGGATGCCGTGCCATTTTTCCACTCTGTTCTGTAGGAGATGTTTGCCCTAATGACCAATTAGGTGCGTCGGCCTTATTCTCAAAGTATTTAGAATTAGTCGGTTTTAACTGCGCAAGTTGGGGAGTCGCAGTGAGATCGATATTCTTCGGCGCTTTATTATTAGGAGGCGAGTAGGATGCACTCTTATTATCAGAGCCACCTACACCTTGCCATCTACCAATACCAACATCTCTCGCGCCGTACCACTGACGCCATCCATCTTTAGCAACAACACCATGAGCGAAGTCAACGTGTTCTTTCCATCGAGAAGGATCAGTAGGATCGATACCCCGCTGACGTGCAACATTACCCAAACCGCCTTGGGTATTTAATTGAGCGATGCCCCAACTCTTCTCTTTCGGCCCTTTAATATTATTAGCGTTCGGGTTAAGCCCGCTCTCCTGTTGAAATACTCTAAGAGATGTTTGTGGATCAATGCCGTGACGGCGGGCTGACTCAGTGATATATGCTATCACCTCTTGCCTAGTAGGCATTACAACCTCGCGCTATATAAAAGACGCGACGATGCTAGGCTGGGGGGCTATCAAACACCGTCGCGTTGAGTCAGGGGAATTGTGGACAGATCAAACGTAATTACAATTAGAAGCGAAGTCCCATCTTTCCACCACCACCATTACCGGACTTATCAACTGGATATCCCATATCAACAGGATTTCCGGGGACGGCGTTAGTTCGTGGGGCGTTACTCTTTTCAACTTGGTTCTGGATATTACCAATAGTAACAGTGGTGGGAGTCTGAGTACCAATTGTAATCTTACCACCATTAACTACAGGATTACCTGGCTGTTGGGACGGAGTTACTTGCTTATACGAATCAGCAAAACCATCAAACACACCCTCAGATGCAATACGTCCACCCATAGTGCGCGCTAGTCTGCTAATCTTACGAGCTATTGCATGACCGCGTACAGAGACCGTTCCACCAACAGTAACGTAATCGTGAGGAATAAGAAGAGAGTGTTGCTCATTACCAACTCTATTCCACAATCCAGACCACCCGCCGGTGACTGTAGGCATTGGAATACTCCTTATGGTAGGTGTCTATTGTAGTATGCATATATAATGGGTATTGACAACACAATAATTCTTCTTTATACTAGGGGTGGTGGTCGGGGACGTGGAGGCATTATAAGTAGCAATCGCATTCCGCGGCCGAAGGACGCCCTCTCCGTCACACTTCAAATCGCGCTTATATAACACATAACAATATACAATATAAGCACGCGATAGCCCTCAGTCATCATCAGAACGCTTATAGTAGTGTTGAAGTGTTATCATTTCAGCATTCTATTTTATATATATGTAACTACTTAGCGCGAGTTACCGTCTCTTTTGATATAGGGGGACAGCCTAGCCCCCCCGCGCAAACAGATGCGACCCCCCATTTAAGACTTTTGGCATTGGGGGGAGTATGTATTCCTATACAACTATATATACATATCGGTTGTAATACATATAACATACAGCCTTGATAGGATTATATATGTTGTGCTAGGATGTGCCCATTTGCGTAGGCTAACTTGACTGTTGGATACGTTCGGGCTGAATGCATCCTGAATGCATCAAACAACGCACCAACTTAACGCTAATTACATCCAACTTAGTACAAAACAATACAACTTTGTAAACATACGCCACCGTATGGAATGTATATACGTATAAAGAGCATGTATTGTATTAGCGCGACTAACGAAGGCTCAACTTGTCTTAAGATGCTGATATGGTACTATCTACCTGCGGCCGGAAAACCGTGACCGCTAATTGAAACTTGAAACATGAGGATATGACTATGGCTAAGAAGACAAAGACCGCTCGCGTTTCTTCGCTTGTTGAAGGCGAGAGCGCAAATCGCACGATTGCTAAGGCAATCAATACCGCTCGCTCGAACGTTCCTACGTATACGTTTGATCAGGCTGTTCATGACGCTCTTACTTCGAAGTCTACTGAGGGAAAAGCGGAGGCCGGGATGGTCGTCGCTCTCTTTGCTGACGAACAATGGAACGTGGACGCGTTGAAGCGTTACTTCGGTGCGGCTAAGTCACAATCCGTTATCGTCAACGGTGTTCGCAAGATTGATAAGAACATCCCAACGCGAGCGAAAATCGCTCAAGCTTACCTCTCTACTCGCTCGGAGGAATACAAAGCCGCTCTCGTCGCTCTAGAGAATGCGAAAGCGGAGTTGAACGAAGCTGACAAGGCGAAGCCAAAGAATATGCTTCTTGTTACTCAACTTGATTTCAAAGTTGATAGTCTCAAGAAGCCATTGGACGCGGCTTATCAGATGTTCCATCGCGCGTTGACCTCGCTCTATCAGGCGAAGTCTAACGGCTACATCGCTGTTCGGCTCGGCAAGTCGAATGAATTGCTAGTCACGAATGCGAAAGGCGAAGAGGCGCTGTTTTCTGCCGCTAGTGTTCGCAAGGCTGGCAATGATGCTCTCGTTACCGCGAAGCTTGTACAGCCGCGCGGCAAGCGTAAATCCGCGCCGGTTACTGCGGTCTCTGCAATCGATGCACAGAACGCAAAGCCTGTTATCGCTTCGCTTGGGAATATGTTGGACGCTGAAACGTTCAATCCCCCAATTGAAACCGATAGCGAAAACGTTATCGATCAAAACGACATTGCCGAACTTGCTCTCCGTTGCGTTCTGAAACTGAGCAAGACCGATAACGCTGAAATCAAAGGCACAGTGTCGCAAATTGTCGTGGCGTTGTGGCCCTTGATCGGTGCGAAGTCATTCGACGCGGTACAGAAGATTGCGAAGCAAGCGGCTAACGCATAACGCTTCACGATCCGACTAACAACCCTCGCAACCAATTGGTTGCGAGGGTTTTTTTGTGTCTGCAATTTGGATAGTTTAGCGCGCGTACAGATCGCCGCCCGCAGCTTTGTCACACGTCCCAACCTTCGTGCGCACCGTACAGATCGGCCCCGCGCCTCTGCCACACGTCGCAAGTATCTATACAACCCACAGACAAGCGACTTACACGTATATGAAACGTAGCTAACATCATCAATAATGATGCAGTATTATCCAGAGTGCACGAACTCCTAACTTGACTTATGTGGAGTTTTGTAGTAGCATAGTACTAGATAATGGTGGTTTGAGAAATGCCACACATTATCACTCACAAAACAGCTTATACATATAAGGAGACTATGATGAAGTATGAAGTCATCATCGAACACCGCCCTATGTTTTCTCGTGGTGAGGAAGCATGGAAGGTAGTTGGTAGCTTTGTTGCACATAATAAGAGTTTCGCCGACTACTTTGTCGATGTGATCTCTTGTCAACATGGCTATCGTACTAAGGTGCGTGAAGTCGTTGGGGAGACAGTGTAATGGATATCAATCTCAACAGTCGAGAGATCACACTTATCCTTGTGTCGTTGATACATAGGATGGACTTAATCAAATCGCGACCAGACCTAACTGAAACTTACGAGGAAACTCGTAATATATATAAGCGTATCTTCAAGGAGCGTAAGGAGTATCAAGATGCTAAACATATGCGAGATGATAACTTGGCCGGAGGAAGTGGTGGAGGATTACGGACATGACGAACAGGCGAGACGTATTCGGCTGGGACTTACCTCCCGGCGTAACTCAGCGTATGATAGACGACTCAGTAGGTGGAGACGATCCTACTGAGGATATTAGTGATCTTGAGCGTTCGATAACTATGATCGAAGGTGAAATAAAGGAACTTAATGAAACAATGGAAAAGCTGAAGAACAAACTCACTAAACTTATAGAGGAATACGGTCAATGACAGGTAGAGAGGACTATGATGCAGAAGAATGGGCGGACATATGTGAGACGTTTGCAGATCCAGGCGGCAATTCAGCGTTACGAGCAGCTACGAAGAGCAATCCTCGCAACCTCTCGTGCCCCAATTGCAAACGGCGAAACAAGCTCACTCCCGCCGATAGAGCATTGGGATATCAATGCGATACGTGCGCTGATCTTGCTGAACGAGGAGGGTATTGATGGCAATCATAGCGAACATGGGTCGAGTGATTGTTATCGGACTAGAAGAGAAGAACATTGAGAAGCTAAAGAGAGGCGAACCATTCCATCAGTATCTCGAAGATAAGATTGGAATACCTCATGATATCGTCATCTTCTATGGAAAGGATATGGAGGCGTTAGAGAAGATAACTAAGGATATGACTGGACCTAATACGATAGTCAAAGACCATCGAAGTAGGAGGAAACAGTGAAAGGTAAATACACAATCATCCACACTAACGATGTAATCAGCGAAGCTGAGCTGACTGAACCACCAACTCTCGAAATGCTACAATCAGCAGTGGGTGGTAGTATCGAAACAGTACCGATGTTCGTTCTATATAAGGACGAACATTGTGTTTGCTTCTGTAATGAGGAGGGTAAGATACACGGCCTACCTCTTAATATAAGCGCGACTGAGCTATGGAATAAACAACGTCATCCCCATCCTATTGATGATGTACTGGTTGGTGATGTCGTAATCATCCGCGGAGACAATGAAATGATGAGGGCACTATGACTAATCCAATAGCCGAAAGGAGCCAACGTGATGCTGCTGTACTCGCAGATCACGTACTCTGTGTATTAGTTAAGGCTACAATGTACGATAAGGAGACACTTGAACTCGCGAAGAAATACCTATCGCGTGATCTAGGTGCAGATACTCCAGAAGAACAAGCTGTTGTTACCGCAATCCTCGCTCTTATTGATACGGAGATAAAAGATGAGACTACGCTATTGGCGTAATTGGTGGGGACTTAAGTGTTGGATGGAGATGTGTGGTGGTCAGATTGACTACGATAACCGCTCTACATTCTGGCAATGCGTGGATTGTGGGAGGATAAAGAGATGACAAGACGTGACTTCCAAGCTCTAGCTATTGGACTATACGAAGCGAGAATAAGCCCACGTGAGAGGCAGAAACTCGCCAACATCATCGCATCTATATGTGCGAAACACAATCAGGCGTTCAACTCGACTAAGTTCTACGAAGCAGCAGGATGTAATAAGCATCCAGCGTTGGAGGAAAAGTGATGGACGAACCCGTATGCGAACTCTGTGGTAATGAACAGGCCACGATTAAATTACTAGAGGTTGCTGCATGTGATGATTGTGCAGCAAACACACTACGAGATACCATACGAGAAACAATGGGACATGTGTGTGCGAGTATTAGTAGAAATCCTAATAGTGGGTTTCTACAGATGTGTCTTGCACCATTCGGAACGGAGCATAATCACTAATGGCTTATACGCATAAGAACTATCGAACTAAGAAATCCCTAATCATGGACGTTAAGGATGGCGTCCGTGTTACTGTCTATCAACCTAATGCGGAGTTAACAGGAGCACACACACCAGACAATGGTACAGTCTACCTCGAAGGTCCACACTTCCCGGAGCCACACAAATGGTATGCAGAATGCATCGTCAAGGATGGAATAGTAGTCAAGGTAAAATGATGAACACAGACGACCCCCGAGCGTGCAGTTGCGGCTCCGGTAACATGCGCCGCGCAGTATATGATGGCTACAACATATTCCTCACATTCGTATGTGATGAATGCTACGAACGGAAGATATCCAAATTCAGACCGGATATCTTTACACAGTATGAGACAATCGAACGTATAGAGCCGGAGGATTGATGGCTGTATACGAACGATTGACAATACCAGTAAACACACAACTACTAAGTATCGAGCGCCTACCGCGTAATGAGTGGGCAATATGGATATACAGTAACATGAGTGAGTTGCGTAAACACCACACGGAACGGAATGGGACGTTCCTTCAACTAAACATCGATGGTAGCATAGATAGGATCACGGTTAGTGGAGGAGAAACTGTAGATTTCATCACCGTGCTACCTCAAATCGAGGCAACAGATGAAGAACAAATACGTGACCCTACGCGTTAGCCGCAAACTCACTAAAGCTGAGGAGGATCATGTCGCTAAGATAAGTGATCCTACTCAACAGATGTGGGAGATCGAACGGCATACGTTTCTATTTAGAATGGCCGTTCGTGCTGAGACTGAGAAGGCTGCTATCAAGTCCCTAAAGAAAATGCTCGCGAGTGAGTTAGTAATAGAGAAAGACAATGGGAAAGAAGTTCCGTCCACCAAACCAAAAGGTAGACGTATTTAAATACATAACTATAAGGGGCGAAGATGATTGCTGGCTATGGACTGGCGGTTTAGTCGGTAAGGATAGTCGCCCCTACTTTTCTGTTGATGGTAAGAAGTTGCTCGCATACCGAATAGTATACGAGCTAACGAGAGGTGTAGAGTTGAAGTCAGGAACGATGATCCGACATACATGCGACAATCGTGTATGTTGTAATCCTAAGCACCTAGAAGCGGGTAGTCATCAAGAGAACATGGAGGATATGAAAGAGAGACAACGACACGGACTACCACACCATACAGTGAGGCATATTAAGAAGCTGATCCTTCAAGGTGTGCCTTATAGTGTAATAGGTGAGCGATACGGTGTTAGTAAATCGTTGGTTAGTGAAATAGCTAATCATCGAGTGTATACACATGTAAGCTTACAGGATGAAAGATACAATGATCCCGTATATAGTGAAGAAGCCCTAGCCAAAGGAGCTATAGATGGCAAAGGTAAGGTACAATGACCATCCACTAGCAGACTGTCTAAAGATGGTGGATGAGATACGGAGTAAAGACCCTAAAGCTAACGCTTACCAGAAGTTCACATGTGAGAAGTGCGGTAGTAGACAGACTATCGACGAGCCTAACACATTCTACACAAGCGGCTCATGTGAAGAGTGTAAACACATCACGGATATAGCAAAGAGAGGATGTAACTATATGATGGTATTTGGCGATATCAAGGTAGCTACGGAGGTACTAAATGAGCGAGGTGATTAGTTACATCTTCTGGGTACTCGGTTTCCTATTACAATTCGTAATGTGGACGCTAGGTATCTACATGCTACTCACAGTACTCTACATCATAGCTGAAGTACTGCTGAGTTTCGTTGGCTATAAGCTGACAATACAAAAGGAATAGATCATGAGTACTAAAGGTCTCTATGTCTTCAAGAATAAAGATCCAATCATCGACCTCCTACGCGAACTGATCGACACCCGCGCAGGATTAGAGGGCATGACATTCGGAAAGATGCTGATGCAAATAGAGAGGGAGACTGACGGTGAAGTTAAGTACTCTACGCTATACGCTTGGTTCATCGGTGAAACACGGTATCCAAGATACTGTACAGTGGCTCGACTATACATATCAATGCGCTCGTATAGTCGTAAGCCCGTATCTATTGGAGAAACGGAGGCAAATCCGATCGATCTTACATCGAAATCCCGACATCTTCGTCGGGCTGCATGAACTACGCTCAACGCATAAAACGCATAAACCACATAACCTCGATGAACGACGAAAGAGACAACCACACGTTACTACTCATCTGTTTGGGCTTGTTGGTAGCCATATTTACCATCCTCTGGTACGTATTCACAAGATAGGCGCACCTCTATTACTCGCGCTTATAGTAATGAGTACGGGACTGGTAATGTCGCAGCCTATAGTACCTAGTAAGGTGAAGTCTGTAGCGATAACACAAGCAGACACGTTCGATATGCGTTGGTTGCCTAAATACGACGACGGAATGAAGCGTGTGCGTACTATACCTATAAGAGCGGCTAAGAAGGAGATCGAAGATGTACCTATAAGTGAGGATGATCTTAAGGAAGTATCCGCGCGACCCTCGGTCGCTCCAAATGGTCACGACAAACGACCAAATGATCGCGTAATAATGCCACCAGAACAAAACGAGACGGTACAAAATGCCCGTGGGTCAGGTCATTTCGTTCCTCCCGTGAACAAAAGGAGAATGAAGGTCGCCTATGTATATAAGCGCGATCAACGAACATGCCTAAGACATGACATGCGTACTGTGTACTATGGTAAACATAGATGGAGATGTAGACGATGAGTGTGAAAGCTGGACTTAAAGTTACACCACGGCCTAAACTTGAACTTGTGCGATCTGTAGCGAAGATCGTAGATGAACTTGGCGAAGTGAGTGAACAACGTAAGGAGCTAGAGACGCGTGAACGTGACCTAAAACAGTCCCTCTACACCTACGGTCCCGGTAGTTATAATGGGAAAGTCTTCGATGCTATGATTAAGGATATCAAGCGTACTAGTTATAAGTCGGAGTTACTCCGCATACATGTGATGCCTGATATACTTAAAAAGTGTGAAGTGTTGACTGCATACCTCACTTGTAGTACGGAGCGAAAGGCTGATTTGACATAAGGATCAACCTGTGGTAGACTATAGTTGTTAAGTTGAGTTGAGTTGAGTGCGTAAGCGGCCAGTGTGTTGATAGCCCCGTAACCCCTACACACTGGTCGCCACTCCTCTGTATTTATATTTCAAATTCATTATACATATAAAGTCCTCTCCATTATAGCAGAGGCAAAACCCCCAAGCTACCGCTACAAACGAACGGAGTTCGAGATGACGATAAGTCGGATCGACAAGAGCCGTCCTGTCATCTATAAAAACTACGTGATAAATGTGACTAAAGATCGTCATAGATATATCTTCAAGATACGTAAGAATGTAGACCTCGAATTATCAGGTGTAACTAATACATTAGATGAGGCATTCGAACAAGCGAGAAATATGATTGATAAAATGGAGGACACATGAGTAACTTCATATGGCCTGATGACTTATCTACACTAAGTCCCGAAGTGTATCGAGAGTGGCTTACACATATAAGAACAAGACGTGCGAGAATTGGTGATAAGATCGAACGACTTAAAAAGCTCACAAACCGATTAACGGCTGGTGCTGTACGTGATAAGGTCGAAAAGGAATTACTTAAGTTTAAGAAGTTGCTCGATAAGGCTGACGAAATTATGACAGAGGCGGAGAACCGTCTAAATAACGTCGTAGGATTACAGTTGCAGCTTGATGATGCAGATCGACCTCCCGAACCCAAACTCAATGCTGATAATCATGTCGATATGAAAGACCGAAAGGATGTAGCATGAAGAAGAAGATCAGACTCACTACACACGGAGCAATATGCGAGGAATGTGAGAACACTAATCAACATTCATTCGCCACGTTAGTTAGATTTAGGCTTCACGAACGACCACGTAAAGAGCCTGAGTATTTAGGTCTTATGTGTTTAGCATGTGGTGCAAAGGAGCTATTCGATGAAGTACAAAGCACGCGACCTACAGCAGCTATACCGAGAACACGGCCCCGAAAAAGCTAGTTTGATGGTTCATGTAGAGCTAATCGAATATTTAACTGCTATGAATGAACAAATGAATGAGCTTACGCATACATGTAATAAGATAATTGATATGATGGGTGCTACTGCGGGTGGATATGCTGATCTAAGAAGACAAGTAGAACGCGTACGTAACAAACAAGGCGATCTGGGAGAAGGATTATGAATATTGAAATACGACTAGCTACTAAAGAAGACGATGACCTAATCTGGATAGATCATACTAAAGGCTCTGCAATTAATACCTGTCCTATGTGGGGAATGGTTCGATACGTTGAGGGTAAAACACCTACCGCTGAGGGTCGTAACTTAGCATTAGAAGCGGGGTCGCTCTGCCATGAAGTATTTGCCGCCGCAAGATACGCTAGTTTATTTAATGAAGGCGTCGGAGAGTTTGCAATTAACAAGGCAAAAGCACACTTTAGCCCAGATCGATTTCATACAATGTACGAGGCTTATAGAACTGCTGACACCCTTACCGAAGGGATCACGAACTTTTCTCTTGAAGCTATACATACCAGCGGATACTACGATGATCCAAGAGATAAACGTAGAACTATCCAAAATATCGAGGATGCTTGTAGATATTATCTTCAGCATTATAACTTTGAAGCATGGACGCCTTACGTGGACCAAGCGGCTGGATTTATCGGCATCGAAGTACCAATCGATCTCGTCATTCGATATGATGGTGGATCTTTTAAGTTCGTGGGAAAAATCGACGCGATCATTGATAATAAGTCAACAGGAGACATCGAAGTCCACGAAAATAAGACCGGCAGTCGTATTAATGACTCCTGGGCAATGTCCTTCCACATGTCTCACCAAGTTACGGGTTATATCGTCGCGAGTAAACTTATACTACCATCCCGTGAACGGAGAGATATCACTTCCTGTGTCATGCATGGATTGCAAATCCCACTTCCTCGTAACGTGGAGATTGGGGGAGTTGTTGCGGAGCGAGTTACTAGAACCGATGAAAACATCGAACGATGGTTTAAATGGCTCATAGATGTACACAATACTATTATACGATATAAGGATGATATATATAATAGTCCTATGTACACACATAGCTGTAATCGCTACTTCATGCCATGTATGTTGATCCCGTTCTGTGTTAGTAGTAAAGACGATCAAGAGATCATGCTTGAGAAAGAGTTCCGACTTGAAATGTGGAATCCTTTAAGTCAGGAGGTAGCATGACTGAAGACACGAATGATGATGTAATAATGGCCGGTGTACAGATTGGTACCGCTGTGCCTAGTGATAAGTCGAAGCCAATACATGTTGCGTTAAAAGTGCGTGAGTCGGAGATATACATAAGTGCAGAAGACGCTAGAGATATCGCTAACTCTATAATAGAGTGTGCTAACTACGTAGACAGATTAAATGGACAGGAGAAGATGCAATGATTAGCAAAGAACAGCGTATGTACAAAGAACAGCGTATGTACGATGCAATGAGCAAGCTCGAAGACGCTCTTATTGACGCATTAACGCAGATACGTGATCGTGTTGCTGAACTCGACGATCCTCCGAGCTACTTCGATCTAGAGATCAGTGCGAATGGTCGTACACTAGACGGAGAGTTGGAAGTGGCGTTTAAGTTTGACAGCGGTAGCTACGAGAAGTCCACAAAAGGTGGCAATCTCGCCTCTACCTTCGATGAATATATGCGTCGATATGGTTGGCAGAAACGTAATGCCCCACTCTGTCTTCCTAAAGTGAAGGTCGATGACGGAGAGGAGATCGCATTCTAATGGAAGAACCGATCACCATTAAAGGAGTGCAGATAGGTCGCGCTAGTAATGCTAGTAATAGAATGACCTCACTAATATGGGGTCCATCTGGTGGCGGTAAAACCACACTCGCGTGTACTGCCCCCGGTCGTAAGCTTATCATTAACTTCGATCCTGACGGACCTAGTAGTGTAGCTCATAGGGATGATGTTGATGTTCTCGATTACTCCGCTTCCACGTACGGAATTACGGAAACGTTTAAGAGCGAAACTGCACCGCTTGGTCTTACTAAGGAAGTTCTTGAGCGGTATGATAGCTTTATTGTTGATAGCATTAGTAATGCTAGTGATAAGTCCCTTGATGCTGGCGTTGCTAGTTCACTAGTTAAGGGTAGTCACATGGAACGACCCGCTCCGGGTAGTTACCAATTCCGAAACCGTCTCACACTTAAATTGGTGAAAAATGTCCTCAGACTCACTGGGCAATATTCTAAACACTGTATTTTCATCGGACATGAAGATAGTCCAACTACGTCTGACGAAGGTACAGTTCTTTTCGTTTCTATTGCTCTTGGCGGTTCTCTCCCCGATAGCGTACCGATCGATTTTAGTGAAGTATGGGGAGTCTATGAAGTTGGAGGAAAAGGACGACACATTGCTATTCGACCTTGCCGAAGTCGAAAACCTATGAAGACTCGTATGTTTGTCACATCTAAAGAACCCGAGTTTGCTTATACATATAACGCTGATACAAATGAAGGTGACGGCATCGAAACTTGGTGGCGTATGTGGAATTTCAATGACAAACACAAAATCCCCTTACCGGGTAGTGATGATTATAGGCGACTAAAGAGTGGGATGGAGGGTAAAAATGGCTAAAAAGAAGGACAAAATACCACCACAAGATATTGAGCATAAAAGTGGAATTGTGCATATTAGTAGTGGATTGACAACTGAAAATAGTGAGCAGACTATTAACAAGTCACTAACAAAAGGACAGACACAAATGGATAAGGCACACGTTAATCTCGATAACGACGAACTCGGCTCTATCATTGAGTTCACTGACTCGATTGATGATGCTGAGGCACCGTTGCCGTTGCCCGAAGGCACTTACGAAGCTGAGATTAAGGCTGTTGAAGCTAAGATGTCTTCTAACAATAAGCGGTATGCTGCTGTCTCCTTCTACATTCCCGCTGATACCTTCCCCGCCGATTATCCCCTCGAAGAAGCTCCTGACGGACTCGTTCTTATCTTCCGTAAGCTAAGCCTTGAGAATAACAAGATGTCGAAGTTCAATTTGAAACGCTTCATTCAGAATATTGGTGCCCCTCCCGTGGGCCGTAGTCTCGATCTCACTCAGTGGGTCGGTCTGAGAGCTAAGATCGTCGTCAAACACGATACATGGGAAGGCACAACCCGCCCGTCTATTGACAAGGTGATTGCCTCTGCTTAAGATTAACCGTTCTCTCACGAGAGAGTTACATGTCAAAACAATCTAGGAGTACTAAAATGGCTGATGTTAAAAAGACGCGTAAGTCATCCGGCCCGCGTCAGATGAAGCCCACCTACCTTGTGTTTAAGGGTGAGAACATCGAAATCCTCGCTGTGTCTAAAGATGCATTTGAAATCCTTAAGCTCGCGCAGGGTGATGACAGCGTTAAGTACGTTGACGTTTCCCCGTGGATGCGTAAGAAGCCCAAGCTTAGCGTAGCCGCATAGAGTGTGACTTCTCTTAGTACCGTTCCAAACGTGAACAGAGTAGGCACTCTATAAGCCCATACACTAAGGTGTAGTGGGTTAGGGGAGAGGACGATAACCGTTCAACCCGGTTGTTCTCTCCCCGCTCTCTTATATCATATAAGCAAAAGAGGTGAAGCAATGACAGCCATTCCCGCAGTGGATGGCTTGGAATTGGAATTTGATGATAAGCAGAAACAAGCAATTGAGATTTGCATCAACCCAAAGAACCGAATTGCGTCCGTTACAGGAAGTGCTGGTACCGGCAAGACTACGATTATTAAGCGTGTCGCGGAAATCTTTAAGGAAAGCGGTCAATCAGTTATATGCTGTGCGCCAACAGGAAAAGCTGCTAGACGCATACGTGAAGCTACCGGCCTTAACGCCATTACCATTCACAAGTTACTTGAATTTCCTAAACCTCACGAGAGAGATGAGAAGACGGGACAAGCCTTAAAACAAGGCACACCTAAACGTAGACAATTCCTCCCTATTGATTATCAAGTTGTTCTTTGTGATGAATATGCGATGGTTAACCACGAGTTAAACCGTCAGCTTATAGATGCCCTTCCAAATGGTGGTTTACTTCGCTGTTTTGGCGATATCAACCAACTCCCCCCAATCGAACAGTATAAGATTAAGGCAAATGGCTTCGAACATACCCCGTTCGAGAACCACCTTAAACAGTTCCCATCTGTAATCTTAGATCGCGTCTATAGACAAGGCGAAGGTAGTGGCATCTTCCAAAACGCCTTCGGTATTGTAAAAGGTAGATTACCTAGTAATCGTGATGACTTTAGATTACAGTTTACTAGTATGCCTACTACTATGATTGAGGAATTTGCTTATAGACGCGCTGATAAGTATAAGACGATATACAATCAGATAATAGTGACTGGTAATAAGGGATGGATCGGTACCTACGAACTCAATGTCCGTCTACAATGCGTCCTTAATCCTGATCCTGATAAAGCATTCGACCCACCTAGACATAAGTGGCACACTGATAAACCAATCACATTAGGTATAGGAGATAAGGTAGTCTGTACCGAGAACACATATGATACACGAGATTACTTTGAACGCTACTCTTCATTTGACGAAGAAGGTAAGCCCGAAGATTGGTCATATATCGATCCTCCTGATACTTGCGTCATGCTCAACGGAGAAATCGGAATTGTCACAGATATACGTAGCAACGCGAATGAAGTGGAAAGTGCTACCATTGACTTCGGCGATCGTCATGTCACCATACCGTATATGATCCATGAGAAAAATCCCCACAACGGTAGTATATTTCAAATGTCCCATCTACGTAGTATAGACTTAGGATACGTCCTTACTACGCATAAGTGTCAAGGAAGTGAGTTTGAGGAAATTGTATACATATTAAATAAGTCGAGTAAATGGACACAATCACGTAAGAACTTATACACGGCCGTAACTCGCGCTAGACGTATGGTCACGGTCATCACCGATAGCACTAGTCTCACATATAGTATGGGGAAGAATGTATGATTAGCAGAGATAAGGGCACCGTAGTATTTAACTGCGATAATTGTAGCGAACACTTCACAATAGATAGCGACGACTTCTACGACACACTCAATGCACTTAAGAAGACGAAGTGGCAATTCCAAAAGGAAAAAGACGGCGGCTGGTCACATTACTGCCCAACCTGCGTGGAGAAAGATGATGAACTCAAAGTATCTGATAGTCATACTAAACGGACCAAGTAAGGTAGGTAAGACAACGATTGCTGATAAATTATGCGGAACAATGAGCCATCCGTATGGTATACTTAACGGTAGACACTTCATATGCTGGCACATGAAAATGATTGAGCCCGTCCGCGACGCAGTTATGGCTATGTTCTCTCTCGATCCTTATACATTTGAAGATAAGAAAGACGTACCGATACTTATAAATGACATGACACCTAGACATGCGGTTATAGCGGCCGATATATGCATTCGGCGCGCATTAGGCGCGGGATATCTAGGTGAGATACTAAGCGTGGAGATACGACAATCACTACATAAGTCTACCTCGTTCTTACATGACAATCCGTGGAACATCTTTATCGTTGATGCTGGTGTGAAGGCTGAAGTAGATGTACTTCGACACAACTTCACTAAACACGTAAAAGTCTTACACGTATATAGAGATGGCTTAGACTTCAACGATAGCAGACATTACATTGAACCGGCCGAAGCAGTTGTGGAAAACGCTATCGGTCAGCTAAATGCGACCGTCGATAAGATCCTACTATTTATTAACGGCTGGATGGAGGGACTAAGTGATCAAGGGGATAACAGAATTACAACAGGAGTTCCTGAAACGAGCGAGATCGATCAACCTCAAAGTTGACTGCGGTAGTGATGGTACATTTAATAGTGAAGTTGCGATAGTAGCTGAAGCTCCCGGCCCTCGTGAAATTCAACTTAGAACACCCCTCGTCGGTGGTAGTGGTTCATTCTTATGGTCTGCACTTAAGAAGCACGGCCTCCACCGATCACAGTTCTATATAACGAATGTGGTTAAGAGACAGCTAGCCTTCGGAGGTCTAGATGCTAATAAGGTCCAACTGCCGAAAGTTGAATATGACCACTGGGTCGGATTACTTAAATGGGAATTGGCATGTCTACCAAACTTGCGCTATGTGCTGCTTCTCGGAAACTTTGCCCTCGACGCTCTCTGTAATCGTAAAGGAATTACCAAATGGCGCGGGTCTGTTCTCGATTTTGAAATGTTCTCACTCGCTGAGTCTCAGCCGCGCACCTACAAAGCAGTCGTAGCAAACAATCCCGCCGCGGTTATACGAGAACCAAAGACTGAGATTGCATTTATAATGGATGTTGCTAAACTTCCCAAAGTTATGTCGGGTAAATGGAACCCATACGTAATAGAAGGGACAGTGTTAGATGACTACAAATCAGCAATCGAAAGGATCGAATACTTCACACATACTCCTAAGCCAATCAGCTTTGATATCGAAACGGGAGGTGGGGAAACAGCCTGTATTGGGTTGGCCGATCATAAGCATATTGGGTTTTGTATTCCATTTAGAAACATTCGAGGTGAGGATTACTTTTCTATCGAGGAAGAAGCTGACATTAGAATGCGGTTGCAACGAATGTTTGCAAAGCCAGATCGAAAGTTCGTCGCACAAAATGCGAACTTCGACATGTATTGGCTCTGGCTTAAAGATAAAATCAGAGTTCATGCGGCGTGGTTTGACACCATGTTGGCGCACCACTGCTTATATCCCAGTATCCCCCACGATCTTGGATTTCTTTGTACACAGTATACAACGCATCCGTATTATAAAGATGAAAGAGCAGAGTGGAAAGATAAGGGTGATATTGACCTTTTCTGGCAGTACAATATTAAGGATGTTTGCATTACACTTGCAGTACAAGAACGACTCGTAGAGGAACTACGTAAGCAGAATATGTCTGACTTCTTCTTTACACATATAATGAAACTCCAACCTCACTTAGTACTGATGACAGCAGGAGGAGTACTCATTGATGAAGACGAAAAAGAGTTCTTCAGGCAGGACGTACAAGAAAAGGTCGCCGGACTCCTATCTCAATTCCATCAAGCTGTTATTACTGCAACTGGAGATGACACGTTCCGCCCTAACCCAAACAGTGTCAAGGATCGAAGCGAACTTTACTTCCAGCGACTTAAGCTTGTCGGAAGAGGCACTTCAACAGATGTTTCTAATAGAGAACGAATGCGAAGTCACGCTCGTACGCCTGATGCTGCAAAAGAAGTCCTTAACCTCCACGATCAATGGGCTAAGGAATTTAAATTCTTATCTACGTATGCGGAGAGTGAGATTGATGATGATGGAAGGATGCGATGCGAGTGGCGTCAAACTGGTACGCAAGCTGCTCCCGGCCGACTAAGCAGTGGACAAACACTAATCGGCACGGGAGCCAACTTACAAAATCAACCTACAAAGGCAAGGAGAATGTTCATAGCAGATGAAGGTTACGTGTTCATTTACTTTGACTTATCTCAAGCCGAAGCTAGATACGTAGCGTGGGAAGCTGGAATTGAAAAGTGGAAAGCTCAATTCGAACAAGCAAGATTAGATGGAAGCTACGACTGTCACCGTGCTCTCGCCAGTGAGATGTTCAACGTGGCGTACACAGATGTCCCCACCACTGATGAAGATGCAAGTGGGAATAAAACGATCAGATTTATTGCGAAGCGATGCAGGCACGGGCTTAACTACAGGATGGCTCCTGACAAGCTTGCCGAGACTACGGGCCTCCCGTTGCATAGAGCCCATGAGAGCTACGTTCTGTACCATCGCCTTACACCTGAGTTGCGTAAGTGGTGGGCAACGCTTGAAAACGAGGCCCGTTCCACTCGGATGCTGTACAACGCTTTCGGTCGTCGCCTGTACATCATGGAGCGTCTTACACCAGAAGCATTAGAAAGTATAGTAGCCTTCAAACCGCAGAGTACGATTGGAGATAAGGTGTCGCGTGTCATCTACCAGTGTCATGAAGATGATAAATGGGACATGAAGAAAGAAAGGATATGTCTCAACGTCCACGATGCTTTAGTCGGACTTGCTACTATAGATAGAGCTAAGTCGTGCCTCGCTATTATGAAGAAGTACGCAGAAGAGCCAATCTTTATTCGTGGTGAGCCTATGATAGTGCCTGCTGATCTAGCAATGTCTTACGCAGATGAAAAAGGAAAACATCGATGGTCGAACCTGAAGAAGCTGAAGCTATGACACTCTTCACAGAAGATATGGTGCATAAGGCGAGATTTGATAATGAGTTTTCAGTATACCAATATCGAACATCAGATACAGCAGTATATCCTAATGACACTGCACTACACTATCTCGCGTTAGGTATCTTCGGAGAGTGTGGTGAGATCGCTAATAAGGTTAAGAAGCTCTTAAGAGGCGATTACGAAGGCAAAGGAGTAGATGCACATAACAAATTCGTCGATGGGATTATAGACGAGTGCGGAGATGTGATGTGGTACTGTGCTCAGCTACTCTTAAAGACGAATACAGACTTCGGGAACTTAAGTAAGTATGAAACGTTTGAAGAATACAGTACCTCTCAAAAGAAACTAGCCTCAACTTATACGAGTGGTCCCGCTGAAATTGTACTTCAGCTTGGTCGTAGTGTAGGCTATCTCTCTGATATCATTGGCGGACAGGGCTTCAACGATGAGTACATCGGAGACGTTACCGCCTGCGTCATGTCAATCACTCAGTCTATTTGTCTCTTATCACTTGTACTTGATCGCCCTTTTACATCTATCTTCACACTTAACCTGGATAAACTTAAGGAACGTCAAGGCAATAACACAATCAAAGGAGACAACCGTGGCTAAAGAATATCAACAGCCGACTCGTACTACCAAAGATGACGATGATGATGCACGCAAGCAGTCGGGTGCTCAAGGTACTGGTGTAAACATGAGTAATCCTGCTGATGATAAGATTGCGAAGGAACAGCAGGCTCAGTCTGATGCCGCTGCAAAGGAACGTCAAACCTACCTCGATGAGATGAACCGACGCATTGGTGAAGTTGTAAACTTCGCATCTCAGCATAAGGATAAGAACCCTCAACTCCTTAACCTTACTTCTGAGGCGTTGAAGAATGCTGCAAGTCAAATCGATGCCGCTACCCCTCAAGGTGTGTCGAGGCCAGCATGACTAAAGGCGAAACACTAGTACGTAAATCCTTCAATCCTAGCTCCAACCCCGATGTAGAAGAGATCAAGCAACGAGCAGCAGACTTGATTGACTGCATTGAGGCGCATAAAGATAAAGATCCCCGTCTAAGTGCCCTCGCTATCACCAGCTTCGAAGAGGGTGCTATGTGGGCTGTTAAGTTGGTGACTACAGAGAGTAAGTAATGCTGAGCATTACAGCCCCGAAGGATAGCTATATCGAACTCTTCATGTCTCTACTAAAGGATCAAGAGACTCCGAGTGAGTATGACTTCTGGGCTGCTGTCTGGACTATAGGAGCCGCTGTAGGTCGATCATGTTACATCGACAGGCCGCGCGCTCCTATTTTCTTTAACTGGTACATAGTCATATGTGCTGAGAGCGGTATGACACGTAAGTCCACCGTGATTAATTTCGCGAACGATATACTAGAAGGTTGCCTACCAGAATGTGCGGATATTATACAAAATAAAACCACCCCTGAAAAACTCTGGAGTTTGATGGCTAATAGGAGTGGACAATATGGCCGAAGTCACATCGTACTTAATATATCCGAGATGGTTACATTCTTCGGACGCGAGGGATATTCGATGGGGATGCCCGTATTGCTCACGGACCTTTATGATTGTCCTACAAAGCGGGAAGGAGGAGGTTCCGTTAACTACGGGACACTTCCCCTCATTAATCCCTTTATTACACTCATCGCAGGTAGTACACCGAGCTGGCTTGCGAGAGCTATTAATCCTGATGTCATCGAGGGTGGCTTCACATCCCGTGTTATCTTCATCAATAGTGACTACAGGAAAAAACTAATCTTCTGGCCTGATGAATTAGCTAGACCTAATATACAAGCTGCGAAGGAGTATTTAAATGCCATTCGAGATCATGCTGCCCGACTACACACTATCCAACCTGATGAAAAGGCGAAAGCGTTTCTTACTAAGTGGTACGGGACTCGGACTTTTAATGCAGACACTTACAGTCGCAGCTTTGAGAGCCGAGAAGATAGCCACGTTCTTCGGCTCGCCGGTACCCTCGCTCTTAGTCAACTCAAATCCTCTATTGGGCTTAGTGAGGTCGAACTGGCGCTTTATGCTATTTCAAGGGCAAAGAAGTCTGGTCGTTCGATCTTCAAATCAGCGGTATCTAATCTTAGACTTGCAAACGGGCTCGATAAGATACGGGAAGTCCTCTTGAAGCGTGGACTTAACGGTATCAATAATAAGGAGCTACATCTACGTGTACGCTACCTCTTAGGAACGATGGATTATAACGGAGTGATGGATATATTAATAGATACTGGTGCAGTGAGAATGTATCAAGTAAGTAATAGACGAAGTGAGAAAAGCTCGCGCTTCACTAAGTACTTCATGGCTACAACGAAGATACTAGATAAGAAGATCTGGCACGAAGTCTTAAGTCGAAGTGGACAGCTTAACGAGGACGTTCATCCCCAGCCTGACGAGACGAAGCCTGTATTGCCTTCGTCAAATTCTCTGGCGTTAGAGGACCATACTTCGACTCAAAAGCCTTCCCATTCGGACTTGTCTTCATTACCTTCCATTGATCTGAGTATATCGTATACATCCGATGATCTAGATCGTTGATCTTCTTCGCTTGTCCTTGCGCTGCAATGTGACGCTGGAGTGGGGATTGTGGGATGGATGGATCACTGCCTACCGTCATAGCCTGATGCTGAGATCGAGCTACGTCACGGGCCTCCTTGAGCTTTAGATAGGGGCCTGAGAAGAATGCGACGTGTACCTGAGCCATGAGCGCACGGACATTGGGATCATCTACAGGCGACCCTACAACGGCTCCCGGAGCCACGTTCGTCTTCTCTAGTGTGTTGATCCTAGCATTAGGCGTCAACGCTCTCCGCACCCCCGGCTCCGCTGACATCTGTGCTTCCACACCATTCTTAAGGATAGCCATATCCTTCTGCAACTTCTCAGCAATCGGTGTGTAGATGTAACGACGAGAAGTCTCAGGCCAAATGTGATGAGTAATCGGACTACCGATAGAGAGTGATGTACCGAGCTTACTCGCGCCTTCTGTAATACCCTTCTCTATAGAACCTCCCTTAGTCCTAGTATGTATATCGCCAACGTTAACACTTTCGAGCATCGATGTTAATACAGTACCGAATGCTCCATTAAACGTATCATACCACGCATGAGGAATACGTGATTGTGGAGACATCTTATCTTTATTCGCTCCACCAAAGTTGAAGTCTTTAATATCTCTAAATGGCGACTCCATGTTTGTTAGTTTACCGAGTTCAATCTTCTTACCAAACTGTCCTGCTACACCTTGCACGAGAGGGGGAGTAGCTAAGCCAAAGACTGCATCTCTCGCTTGCTTCATATCCTCAGAGAGTGTCTGAGGCACTACCACATCCTTATTCTCGATAGCACCAACTCCCCGCATGAAATGGATGACGGGTAATACCCATACCATCATTTCAGGTTGCATAGGGATAAGTATATTCTCTTGTTCTGGTGTTCCTCGTGGTACATCGATGCCCATCATACGCGGAAGGAAGCGAATAGGATTAGGGATCGGTATATTCTTCGACCTTATTTCATTCGGTAGTTCGTTATAGAACCACTGACTACTCTCTTTATCCGAACCGACTTGATTATAGGCCCATGCAGCAACAAGACCGAAGGATGCAAGTCGCGTGATGTTCTCCGCAGGTGCCTCCTTTATACGCTGCTTCATATAGCGGATAGACTGTTGCGCTGGATTAGACCACGGGAATATAGAGACGAGTTTCTGTATCGCTGGATTACCACTAATGCGCGCCATATCACCACCGATAATACGAGCTTGATCGGCAATGAACTCTTCGGACATTTGTTTAGCTTGTTTACGTCCCTTAGCTACCTCGCGTTTAAAGAGATTAGTGTTCTGCGATAACGCCATCGTCTTAGGTGCATCTATCATCACCTGTAGCATCGATAGATAACTATTAGCCGCCGCTTTATACTCAGGACGCTTTGCAGTGATAGCGTTGATCTTCTGTATCGTCGATAATATCTCATCACTCGAATTAGCTACTTGTCCCGTCTTATACGCCTTAGTTAGATTGGTCCAAGAGGTATCGTAGGCTTGAGACATAGCCTTAGCCAACGGGCCTAGTATCTGTTGTGCTCCCGGTATCTTACCAATACCCGTCCTCGCAGCTAGATCAGCTTCCCACCTTTTAGCGAGGATATTCCCCCCAAACTCTGAGATCGCTGCCTTGATTGCGTAGTAGGGATAAGAGGCGAATACGTTAATAATCGCCTCCGGTCCCGCTGCAATCGCGCTAATAATACGTGCGTTCACACTACCCATGCCGAACATGCGAGCAGCGGAATAGCTGATAGGTCCATAGGCCATCTTACGATGACGGAGCAGTGAACCAGACAACATGTCGTATATATTACTGGTGAATAGACCAAACGATGGTGCTCCGGGACCAGTGATAAGTGCCTGCGATATCTTACGTACCTCATTCATTACAGGTACTACCGCAGCAGGAGCGAACTTAAGCATCTCATCGATATGCTTCTCATTATGCCTTACTAATATAAGCGAACCATTCTCTGCTCTATATGCATAATGAAATCCAGCAGCATTACCCTTTCCGTCTATCTTATCTTGTACCCATTTAAGCTTATCTCGTATCTGGTGTTCTGGAATGGTAGCTACGACTTCGAGATACTTCTCATTAGCGTTCTTCGGTGCGCTCTTCATCATCTCAGTGTAGTCGCTCATCGCTCTATTCTGAGCTATAGCCTGACGTACACGCTGAGACATATGACTTAGTTCAGCGAATGGATCAGTGGGATTATTCACACGAGGATGTGGTTCGAACCCAGGTGCTGGAGAGTAACGCGACTCCCCACTCGCGTTCATATACCCCTTACGTACCTTATCTCTAGTTGCTGATCGGTAGAGACTAAGTACCGTATTGGGATCGGAGTTAACGAGATGCGGTGAGTATGCCTCTTTAGCTAGATGTGTCTGTCTCTGTAGCCATGTCTTCTGAGCAAGAGGATTATCCGTAAGATGATAATTCCCCTTACGTACATCCATCTTCATCCGATGTGCTTCGGAAGGAGACATCGTAAATCCAGCTACAGCTTCATCGAATATGTCATCATACCTACTATGAAGCTGAGCCTCGATCTGCTTAATCTTCGGGTCTTGTGAGGACTGCCTTAGTCGCGCTTGTACATCAGCACGACTCTCTGTCATCATCGAATGCCGTAAATTCGGATCGGCATCATGACGACGCATAGTCTGCTCAGCCTGAAATGCATTAACCTCATCCTGCAACTTTTGTATCTTCGCCGCATTCGGTCGCTTGCTCGCTTGTGCTGCTGCTAATTCAGCTTGCGAGTCGTTGAGTAACTTAGTAGTCCTCGCGATTGCCTCCGTATCACCCCAACTGCGATACTTATCAGCGAAATGCTGAGTCACCTTATTAATAAACGCTGGATCTTCTCTCGTAAACTGTTCGACGATAGGAG